GCAGTTATTTCACCAAGATTATCTGCTTTTACATAATCTTCTGGATTTAAAATAAAATGCTGATGAGATGTAATAGCAAGGTTTTCACATGGATAGTATCTTTCTTTACCTCTTATATTTAACAATAATCCTACAGATTCTTTTGGGTCTTGGTCTTTCGCATGAACCAATGCGTCATCTTTCCAACTCATTGAACAAACGTACCAATAGCAGGGAATAAGGCTCTAGTACATTGTCTTTTTGGCACTCTTATGCCAGCTAAATCAAACACTGCTGCTAGTTCAAACTCAACTACTTCTCTGTTTTCTGCTGATTTACGATCCACTGAATAAATTTCTCTTGGAAATTCTGCGTTAGGATCAGGTGTACCAAAAGGATTATTGCCTGTAAAGTTTGCATTGTCTATAAATCTTGCCAGTGTTCTTATTCTGGTGACAGTAGCACCTGTAAGATCATTACCAGCAGTAACAGTATTTACTGATTGCAATATTGCAGATATGGTTCCAAAAGCATTACTTACAACTAATTTAGGTCTTGGTAGTTGACCACGTTGAAAAGCAAAACCTTCAGCAACTATAGGAAATCTTGTATAGGAATTACCAGCCCAAACTATGTTTTGGTTTGTCTCATTAGATCCTGAGTGAAATCTATATATTGTATTTGCACCATGCAAAGCTGTTTTTAGAGTAAGAGTAAATAATTCAATAACAGATCCCGGATTTATTTTTGATATGTCGTTAAAAATACTACTAAATGCTTCGTAAATAACACTTCCATCGTAAACACTTTGGCCTATAATTTTTGTCCATGAAGGTTCTCCAGCACCAGTTGTCCCTGCTGTTGTTACACGAAAAAACATACCATCAACACCATTAGTAGGACAAACAATATTACCTAAACTTTTAGCTGTATTTGCAGTCCAAACAGTAGCAACCGTCATGGTTCAAATACCTCTCTAAATGTTGCTTGTATTGTTGCTCTATTTACGTAAGGTATAGATTTTGACCAGCTTTCACATACAAATTGAGATGAACTTGCTTCTCCCGGTGGCG